CGGGACACATTGAACCGGTTCTTAATGGCATCCGTGATCTTCTGTGGGCTGTCCCCACGCAAAAGGCCCTGTGTCAGTTCCTTTTGAACACTTCCCACCAGTTCCTTTTTCTTGCTCCAAATGCGATCACTGAAGGTTCTTCCGTCCGTTGTCCAAGGCTTTGAAAGTAAAGTTTCAAGTTTCTTCTGATTCAGGGCGGTTATATCCCACCCAAGGCCAATGCCTTTTTGAATGGCAAAGGCGCTTTGGATGTAGCCATCACCTGCAATCTTCTTTAACAGAGAATCCAGCCCGTCAAGCTGGTTCCCATACAGAAGTTCAATCTGCTGTTGAATTTGCGTCTGAATGGCTTCCAAACGGGAAACATGGAATTTTGCAGAAGCATTTTCCAGCTTCTTCAACCATTCAGCGGAAAGATTGGCCTGTTGCCCGATCTTGATATACTGATCAACCGTCCAGCGGAATTCTTCAAGCTGTCCGGTGGTCAGCATCTTCCGGGCTTCCGTCAGGCTGATCCCGTTGTTGGAAGCAAAGCGCCCATACCAGCGTTCAATATCAGCTTGAACAGTCCGTTGGGCATCCATGAACATTTCTTCAAGGCTCTGAATGTACTGATCTGCTTCCTGATGGGCGCTTTCTTCCAAGATGGAGACCCGGCCCCGCCAATAGTCAGCATTTTTCATGGTGGGCTGATCCCCCTTTCCTGAATTGTGGTGCCGGGTATGGGATTTGAACCCATACGCTTTTGAAGGCGGCGGGTTTTGAACCCGCTGTGTCTGCCTGTTTCACCAACCCGGCAAATGGTGGCGTGTACGGGGGTCGAACCCATGTTACCGCCGTGAAAGGGCGGTGTCTTAACCGCTTGACCAACACGCCATAAAAGGTGCCGGGGAAGGGAATTGCACCCTTGACCGGGTAAGGAGGTGAACCCCGGCCCGCCCCATTATTGCCCCGGCATATAGGAAGGGCGGGGATTATTCACCCCCGCCCGGTTCCTTATTCTGATTTGTCCCGGCTCCAAAAGCCCCGGAATATTCTTGGGCCTGTTCCAATTCTTCCTGCTGTTCCTTCTTCAGCCGCTTCAATTCCATTTCAACATCCGTTGTCCACGGGTGCTGTTCCACAATGGTTTCATTGGAAAGAATACCAACGGAATTGGAACAGTTCTGAATGGCTTCAGTTTCATTGATCAGAATATCCCGGTTGAAAACAATGGTCACATCATCCTGTTCAAAATCGCCAGCGCCTTTGGTTTTCAAGTCCTGATTGATGAACCAAAGCAGATCATCAAAAGCGGCCTGAAATTCCGTTTCCATACCGTTTGCATCCAGATCAATGTCAGAATACATGGATTGAATGTTCATCTGGTTTGGATTCCCGGAAAGGCGATCATCTTTGGCATCATAGCCACGGGCATTTTCAATCAGGGCTTTCTTGAACAGTTCAAGGATTGCTTTATAGTTTTCAGCATTCACTTCAACTGTAAGGGTTTCAACCCCGCCATCATCCCGAACCTTCACAGCCGCAAAGGTGGAAAGATTGTGGCGGAATTCTCCCAAATCCTGACCATCATAGTTCTTCAGAACCAGAATAGTGTTCCGGGCATTTTCTTCCATGTTGTTCTGAAAATCAGACAGCAGAAGGTTAATACCATCCTGAAGGGATTTCACACGGCGGATCAAGGGGGTTTCTTCCTTGTTGTACTTGAAGCAGATCAGGGGCAAACGATCCCAATTATACGGCTCCACATTTTCCCCGTTCTTCACCGTGATATAGGGGGAATAGTCCCCAAGTTCCACATCCGGGATCAGAACAGAACCATCCAGAATGTAACGGTAAATCCCATCAGGCTTATAGATTTCAACCCGTTCCACAATCTTTTTGGTGTAGCCTTCCCATACTTCCTGAAGATACAGACGGGCGGCGGCATCCAAAGTGGTGTGATCATCATCGGCCCAAAACGGCAAAATCTGAAACGCCGGGAACCGTCTATAACACATTTCACCTTTGTCATTGTAATAGACGAACAGCCAGCATTTACCTCCGTTCAGACAATCTTCACCCACATACTTGATCATGCGCTGGAAAGTCTTGTTGAACCGCTTTTTCAACTGTTCAGCATAGGCTTTGTTCTCACAGGTGATGGTGAAAGGCTTGCCCAAAAGATAGTTGGTTTTCTGATCCACCATCTTTGCATACTGGTTATCAATGATCTTGTTGTTGGGGATGTTGTCAACCGGAACCAACTTCCCATCAGGCCCGATGGTGGTTCTTTTCCGATCAAGAATGTCATGCTTACCGGAATAATAGCTGGTTCCCTGAATTTGTTCCTTGCGCTCCGGTGAATTCTTCCAAGCCACAATTTCCTTTGCAAAAAACTGTGTTTCGGTCAAACCCCGTCCAGCGCCTTCAGAAATCAGGCGATTGATACGGGCCGTTTCAGTATTCAAAAATAGCATCTTCAATCACCCTTTCTATTGCTTAATAAAAGCAGAACCCCGAAAACACACAGTTTTCAGGGCCTTTTGTTACTAATGTGTTAATCAAAGCTGAAAGCGGGGCCAACCAGAACATCTTCCAGCGCATAGCGCATGGCATCCATCAGGTGGTTGAAATCATCAATGGGAACATTGATCTTGGCCCCAAATTTATCTTCATCCCAAGTGTAGTTTGAAATTTCAGTGATGAAATTCACACACCGGGGATGAATGATGATCGTGTAATCCTGAATATACTGAATGCCATTGTTCACGCTGTCCTTGCCCTTCCGGGCGGCTCTCACATGGTACAGGCCAGCTTCCCGCAATTCATCAATGCTTTTCGGTTCTGCACAATCGGCCTTGATCCGTTCCTTGGCATATCCCATGGCGGTTACCCGCTCACAAATTACCCGGTTCGTCAGGGCCTTTTCATACAGTTCATCAAAAACCCAAATGGTTCTTTCCTTTTGGCTCACCAGCCCACAGAACAGGGCCGTGGGGTCATTGGTATAACCAAAGTCAAGGCCAAAGGCGCTTTTCACATCAGGCTTCTTGGCAACGGCCTGAATGTCAAAGGCTTCTTCCCGCCATTTCTCATAAATCAGGCCATCCACAATGCCCCAACCCCCAAGGCCAGCCACTTTGTAGCGCCGGGGGTTATTGGCTTTCATGTTTTCAAAAACCTTCAGATCGGATTCATCCAGCCATTCATTACACAGGTAATTGGTGGTTGTGGCGAAAATCTGACCATCCGGGGAAGTCCAGCTATCATGGAATTTGTATGTGGGGTTTCCTTGTGCATCCTTGCCGGTGATCTCACCAAAGAACCGCTTCCTGATCCAGTGTTTTTCATTCCACGGGTTGAAGGTCAGCGTGATTTGCTTGAACAGGCCGGTTTCCGGTGGAATAGCACCACGGATGGATTCATCAAGCATATCAAAATCAGATTCATTCATGATTTCGTATGCTTCCTCAATCCAGCACCAGCACAGATAACCAATTTCAACGGTGATGGAAGTAACCTTCAGGGGATCATCAAGGCCCCGGAAATAGATTTTTTGGCCGGTTGGCTTATAGGTCATTTCAAGGGGGCTTTCCTTGATCTCCCAATATGCCTGAACCCCAAGCCGGTTGATTGCCCATTTCAGTTCAGTAAAACAGGAATCTTTCAAGGTTCTGAACACCTTACGAACAACAAGGGTGTTGGCTTCCGGGTATTCCATCATTCGCTTGATGATGTTCAGGGCCGTGGTTTTGGATTTCTTGGAAGCACGGGAACCCTTGCACACCCGGTAACGGCCTTTGAAGTTCCAGAAGGTGGCGTAACCTTTGCCCACCACTTCAGGAAGGCGGATCACCTTTGCCTTGGGGTTAATCTTCAAGCTGATCATCCCCCGTAATGATCACCGGCACAGCGCCTTCAAGCCCAACTTTATCAGTGAACAGGCCATAACGCTTGCCGATCAGTTCAGCGGCCTTCAGGCGCTCTTTTGCAGAAACATCAATATCCGTGACGGTCTGAACGCCTTCACCAACCAGCTTCAAAACCTGTTCGGTATGCTCACCCCGCATGACAGAAGTAAGATATTTCATCACTTCTTCAGCATCAGCGATCTTGGCGGAATGGATTTTGGCAAGCTGTTCATCAATATAAGCACGAAGGTCAGGTTTTGCAAGGTTTTCGCTTCCTGTCTGCTTTGCGGTCTTGCGGGAATACCCGGCCTTAATTGCCGCTTCCGTGGCATTACCGCTGATCAGGTATTCATCACAAAACTTCTGCTGTCTTGGGGTCAAGGTATTCACCGCCTTTCTGTCAGGTATAAGAAAAGCGCCCCGGTTTCCCGTAGGCGCAATTTCATAAATAGATTATCTCATAGAATAAACTCTGTTTTCAAGCGGTGGCACTCTGTTTTTCTCTGTTCCTGAAAAACTCGCTGTTCGCTTGGGAGAAAGCAAGCAAACCTTTCCCGTGAAGTTCATACACCCATTGAATTGAAAAGTTAAGTTCAAGGGCAATATCTTCCCACTTTTTCAACTGGATATAGCGCCCGATCAGAATATTTTGCTGATCAAGATCAGGAATTCGATTGATCATGGTGAAGGCTTCCTGTTTCATATCAACAAGTTCATCAATGCGCCGGTTAATATCGGCTTCAAGGTCAACGATCTTGGCAACCGTTTCTTCAAGGGTGTTTTTCGTCCCTGAAGTCTGCACCTTATCAGGGTTCAGTTCATAGCTTTGGGAAGTCAAGCTGGAACGCAAGGTGAACACCATATCTGTCAGCCGCTTGATCAAGCGATCTGTTTTTCTGATTTGGGCAAAATAATCTTTGGCCCGTTGGGAAAGTTCCTTATCAGTCACTATGTAACACATCCTTTCTGCACATCCTGAATGGCTTGGAATCCTTACAGCATCAGGGTTTTTTCAAAATCCTTCAACATTCAAGATAAAAACAGCATTCTTCACTATTTATGTATTCTTATACTATATTTTTTAATTTTTTATTTTAAGTATAAAAAGCATCTTGAATGTTGAAGGATTTATAGAAAATCAAGATTTTTCAAAGGTTTGCGGCCTTCAACATCTGTTCCGCATCCGTTCCACCCACCACCCCCAACAACTATTTTAGGGTTCTTGCAAGCTGACCACAGACAAGCACACGGGCGGTTGACCTCCCACAATCGAAAGGTAAACTTTGCCGGTCTGCTGAACCACGGCCAATTCTTCCGGTGACAACTCCCAACAGGTTTCAACCACCGGGGCATCACCGGGGGATTGCATCACGGTTGCTGGTAAATCAAAACACCCTTCAGCGGTGAAGATTGTGTTGACTGTTTCTGTGTGAACCGGCTTCATCGGTATTCCCTCCCGCTCTTGCGTTCACGAATTTCAATTCTGTTCAGCAGTTCAAAGCCAGCCAAACGGATGATGTACTTCAGGACGAAGATCAGGGTGTTCACCCGCTTCTGCTGTTCATCTTCTTCCCGAATGATGTTCTTTGTGCCGTGATAGGCTGTGGGATCATTATAGCCTTCAGCATTTTCCCAAGGTTTAGGCATTGGCTTCACTTCCTTTCAATGGTAATGCCGCATTCCTCTTTCAAGGCTCCGTGAATATCGTCAAGGGTCACATACCCTTTTTCAAAGCTGTCATACAGATCAAGAACAGCATCGGTGAAGCGTTCACAGCGAACCGGGCCAAATCCGAATTTGTCATGAAGCACCATTACCGGCAAACCCAACATCAACAGAAAAGCCTTGTCAGCGGCTTCCTTGGAAGCGTCCTGTTTCATCTTCTGAACATCGGCGGCTTTGATATTTACCACCGGTTCCTTCTTTACCGGAAGGCCAGCTTTGGCGGCTTTGCGCCGTTCAGCCCTGTTCATGGTATTCCTCCCAAATATCATCAAAGCAAACCGGAATAAGGGCATGAACCTTTTCCAGAAGGATCAAGGCCACTTCCCGCATCTGCGGGTGTGCGGCGGGAGAACACCGCAACTTCAGGAAATGCCGCCATTCCCGAATGTTGGCCGTCATAACCACTTCAGTTTTCAGGCTGTTGGGAAGAACAGAACGGGCTTCCTGCGGGGTGGCTCCATTCTGAAGAAGTTCCATATACCACGCTTCAGCATCAGCCATAGCCGCTTCCCACTTCTGGTAGTTCTCCCAATCCTGATCCGAATGTTGATCGTGGAAGAAGCAAGGTTCAATCACCGTGATTTCATTCCCAAACCCATCCTTGCTGTAATTGCAATAGCGGGTAGATTCCTGACAATATGCGGCCAGCCGGTGGCGCACGATTTCATGAGAAACACCACGATCACAGATAAACTTCACCGTGAAGGAACAGTGTTCCAGAACAGCTTCATGGCCCCGCTTGATGATACCAGCCACGAATGCCGGGGCGCTGGTGTCCGTGATCTTGGCTTCAGACTTATAGCACACACGCCCACACTGTTCCAGCCGCTTCAGAATGGTAGCCCCATCAATAGGGGTGATGAATTCCACATCAGGCTTAATAATTTTCATTTTTCAGAACCTCCATTTTCATATTCAGGGCGGTGAATGCTCTTTTCAGGATCAAACCCTTCCGGGTAACGCTTCATAAGTTTTGAAACATTCATATCAAAAATGGTGTCAAGATCATAGCCAATCGCATTGGCGGAAATAGCCAGATACCACGCCACATCACCAAGTTCTTCAGCAATGTGGGCGGTGTCAAGCTGGTGGCCTTGGAAAGTTGCCTTCTTTACAATATCAGCTACTTCCCCGGATTCACCGCAAAGGCCCAAGGCCCCGTTCATCAACATCCCATGATGTTCATAGTTCATGCCGCTTGCCGTTCTTAATGCGGCTTTCTGGTACTCGTTACCGGTCATTGGGGGTTCCCTCCATCTTCAGATCATCCATTTCAAGCACAGTCATAATGGCATAGTTGGCAAGGTCAATCAGGGTGTCCCGGATGGATTCATCTTTGACTTCCTGAACCCCGCTTTTTGTCAAGCTCTTGAACCGGGCCAGCTTGTCCCCAAGTCTGATCCGGGCCATTGCCAGTCCTTCTTCTGTGAAGGTCTGGTGGAAACTGTCCCCATAATCATGATTTTTCCGGGCATACAAGGCGTTGATTTCCTTGCAAATGTCGGCATGGCGTTCCGTTTTGGTTTTTGGCAACATTACAATCATCCTTTCAGTTAAACCATTTGATCACCGGATCACCGGTGAAGCCTTTTTCCCATACATACCACGCATAGGCTATGGCGCTATCTGTTTTGCTCATATCCCCGTTCTTATAACAGGCCAGCCGGGAACGGGATATGTAAACGGTTCGGGGGGGGGTATTCTTGAAGAACATCCCCCGCTTTTGCCCTTCCAAAAACTGAACCTTCAGGAACATAGCCACTTTCCCACCGGGCCTGACGCTTTCAAGCGCCTTCTGAACAAATTCAAGGCCCATTGAGTACGGCGGGTTTGTGATTATGTCCCCTTCAAATCCTTCAAGGGTTTCCGTCAGGAAGTCCAGCGGTTCAGGATCACCAAACCCACGGTAAATCAGATCTGTTGAAATGACTTCATATCCGTGGGCCTGAAGCACCTTGGAAATGTGGCCTTCCCCACAGGCCGGTTCCCATATCACCGGGGCAAAGGGTTCCAGTTCCAGCAATAGTTCCACGGCCTTTGGATCGGTTGCATAATAATCATGCTGTTCCCGTTCTTCTAAGGCGTGGTTGGAAGCGCCCAAGGTGGTGAATATGCTGTTCTGATTTCTCATTCTTCACCACCTGTCCCTTCCACGAACACACGACATTTACCAATGCGACTAACCCACTTATCAACAATGGCAAGGCCACATCTTTTAGTGATCTGTCTGGAAAATTCAATGTTAGAAAGCGCTTGGAAGTTATTTGCAATACAGTATTCCTTGTACTTTCTATACACCGTTTTAGTAGGTTCATTTACAATCCCGTCAAGGCCCACTTCCTGAATGAAGCCAATGATGGGGTTGTTATTCTGTTCGTATTCATCCAACTGCCCCTGAACCCGCTTGGAAGTGGTGAATTGGGCCTTGCCCAAAACAGATTTCAAAGCCTTCAGGCCCAAACCAATCAGATATTCCATGGAATCCTGTTCACAAAGTTCATCTTTGATGAACGGGCGGAAATCGGGATCATTTGGGGTAAACTTTGCATCAAAGGGAACGATCACCAAACGCCGCTGAACGGCTCCGGTTTTATCCTTCATGCGGGGAATGTTGTTGGCGCTGAACAGGAATTTTGCATAGTTATTGAATTCAAACGGGTCTTGGCCTTTCCGCTCCACATTCACCCGATCACCGGTTACCAGCTTCTTGAACACAGAAGCATTGGCAATAAATTCATCACCAATATCATCACCGATGTTAGCCAGCTTTCCGAACAGTTCAGCGGTTTTGAACCTGTCCCCAAGTTCCTTCAGGTCAAGGGAAGCAATGTTGGAATCCCCAAGCATATTCTTCACCACATGAAGGAAGGTGGATTTGCCGTTGCTCTTATCTCCAATCAGAATGAAGGCTTTTCCAAGTTCATTGCGCCGGTACAGGCAATAGCCCACCATTTCTTCCAGCAAGGCCCTAACTTCAGGATCGTTACAGGCCAGCCGATCAAGGGTGTGATCCAGCAATTCCGAATAGGCGGCGGGATTGTAGGGCCACGGGATTTTATTTGTGATCACCACATCCGGGGTGAAGTCCCTGAATGAACCATCCTTGATGTTGTAAAGGCCATTGGTGAAGGCAATCACATTGGGGTTGGTGGTCTTGGCTTCTCCATCAATCATAATTTCAAGATAGGCAAGCACTTCAGAACGGTTGGCCCGTTTCAGATGGGGAATGTGCTTGATCATTTGGGATTCAATTTCCGCATGGCCCGGAACATAAATCCCATCCTTGTAAATGTGAAGCTGACCATTGATCTTCACAATATGGTTGTTGTTCTTCAGGTAGGTTGCAAACTTATCAAACAGGAAAGTGGAACCCTTGAAAAACACCGGCTTCTTGAACGCATCATCCCGAAGAATGGTTTCCAATTCCCGTTCAGACAGCGGATCAGAAAGAACATACCGGTTGATCAGGCGGATGGTTTCACGGGCTTCTTCCTTTGTGAAATCCTCGCTCTGAAGGGTCAGAATGTAATTGAACAGGCTTTGGTTCCGTCCATCCCCGGCTTCCATATCCAGAAACTTCATGTTGGTTTTCACAGGGGTTAACCATTTGGGAAGTTCCTGAATTTCATCTTCTGGGCAATCCTGAAGCATGGGGCGATCCACACCCTTGAAGCGCATAATGGCATAGCTGTTATTGCGCCCCACCTTGGCATCTGTTTCAATGCCAAGGGCCAAGGTTTGTTTTGTCCAGCTTTTTTCAACATACCCTTCAGGGTTTTTGAAATAAAAGTGTTTGCCCCTTGTGGTGGCATACACCCGGCACTTCAAGGCCAAATCCTGAACGATCTTGAACAGAAGATCAGAAGTTTCACCATCATCAACATCAATCAGGATCGTTTCTTCTCCAAGAATGGCCGCATATTCATCAAGGTCTTGAACATCTTCAAGGGTGTTCAGCCTTTTCCGCCCCTTGAATTTTTCAAGGCATTGCTTGTCCTTTGTCGGCACATAGCCCCGGAACAGTTGCATTGGTCAAATCCCCCCCCCCAACCTGTTTAATTCCAAAGTCATTCAGGCGATCCCACGCCATTTTGATGTAATAGCCTTTATCCAGTTCATCCGGGATCGGCATACCGCATACATCGTCATTGATGATGAAACAGTGATCCGGGGTGTTGGCAAACTGTTCAGGGTTCTTTTCCCGGCCTTTGATGATCTTACCGGAAACCTTGAATAATCCGCCTTTGCTGTGGTCTTTGGAAGCAAACACCCGGAATGTTTTATCTGTCTGAACCTCACCACCACTGAACCGCTTCACGGTTTTTGACCGGCCCTTATCATCCTTGATCTTTTCAAGGGTGATGGTAGGGGAATAAATGGCGTATTTGTATTTGCTGGAAACCTTCACAACCTTCTGGAAGTCCCGCAAATCAGAACATTCCATGATGGTTTTTTCCGGTGGAATATCGTAAAGGAAGAAGTTCACAATGGCCCGGTTGACAATGGGAAGATCATAATCCAAATCAGACAGCTTTTTGACATAAGCGCCTTTGCATTTCCACCGGGGTTTTCCCTTTTCATCAACCAGCGGCCCATCAGGAACCACCAGATAATTGTTCACATCCTTCTGATACACCCGCCTGAATTCATCGAATTCCAGCCGCATACCAGTTCTTTCTTCCCACTCCCAACAAATATCATCAATCAATTCATAATCGTCATAGTGACGCAGTTTGATCAAGATACCATCGGTGTTGCTCTGGATAATGTCACAGTGATCTTCCAACCGTTCAATCAAATCCAGCAAGAGAAGCTGACCGCCCACACAGACATTGTTTGCTTGCCGGGGGTCATACATGGCATTGTGGCGATCCTTCATGGCTCCATAGGTGGAATTCAGAACGATTTTGTAAGGCTGTTGCATGGGGTTCTTTTCAGCCTTCAGCTTCAACCGGGTATGATAGATTTCTTCATACTTGGACGGATCAGCCACATTCCGGGAAATCCATTTATAAACCAGCATCAAGGATGGATAATAGGAAGCCACATCCACATTGATGAAGTAACCTTCCCCGAAATATTGCGGAATTGCCCCGTGCAAACCTCCCCAAGCGAATACATGGGGAACCCCGGCAACCTCAATTTCAAGGGCCTTGGAATAGTCCCGGTTCAGCGGATTTTTATACCAGTTCAAAACCTCTGTATATTTTTCAATCCGCAAGGTTCCGGGAAGCTGAAGTTCAAATTCATCATCATGATCCCGCTGAACAGCCCCAAGGATTTTGGCGGAAAGCTGTGCCTTTGTGCGCCCAATATCCGATATGGGAAGGCTGAAGGCTTTCACAAGGGACATTTGGGCATCAAATTCATCTTCTTTGCGCCTTAACCACACTTCAACGGTTTCTTCCACATCATGGCGGCAGTATTTAACCGTTTCCTGAATCTCCGCTTCTGTCAATGGCCGGTCAATATCAAAAGGAACACTGGTTTCCTTGATGGAATGCCCCATGAATGCTTCCAGCGTTTTCAAGCTGATAGGTGGATTGGGTATCACATCATAATTGATCACCGGGAAATTCCTGAACAGGCTTGAAAACCTGTAACCGGGTTTATCTTCAAGAATGATCCAATCATTCACATCCTTGGGGTTGAACCCACACAGGATTCCTTTCAGAATGTATTGGTCATAATTTCGGCTGTTGTACCCGGCCCAAATGGTTCCCTTGTGCTTCTCATAGAAGCGCCGCAACTGATCAGGATCATTGATGATCACGGTTTCTTTCTTTTCGGTCAGGTCGATGAAAACAACCATCCAATCATACTTGAAAACCTCAAAGTCATAGAAGATCATCATTTCACCCGCTTTCTGAATGTTCTTTGGTGAATCGGTAGAAACAGCCCCGCCACGGGAAGGCTTCACCTTGGGGCCAACCGGGGCAAAGCCCCGGCCTTTGTTTTGAAAGTTAAGGTTCAAAACCGTTAGAGTACATATAGTGCTCGATTTGATTATAAAAAATTCCGTTCCGGTTTTCAATCCTCGACTTCATAAACTTCATCAATGCTGATGGAATTGAAGCGGGAATCATCATAGTCCACGGCATATTCCAGCTTGCCATCAATGGCTTCCGCAATGTCAAGGACAAGCTGGGCAAACTGCTTATAGCTGGTGAAGCTGACGGGAATACCGGAATCCAGCTTTTCAAGGAAGCCCATGGCGGAAGCGATCATGTTCTTATCGTTCTTGGTGCCGTACAGAACACGGTTCATGAACAGGCGCTGGTTCTTGTACTCACCGGAAAGAATCTTGAAGGACACAGCCAGCATGGGGCGGTTGGGATCGGCCTTGGTGCCTTTGATCTCCATGGTTTCCACCTTGGCTTCATACTTGCCAGCGGGAATGGTGGGGAAGTCACCACCGCCGTTCTTCTTGGCATCCTCCACATCAGCCTGAAGGCCCTTCAGATCAACGGTACGATCAATCTTGTCAAAATCAATAGCCATAGTTTTTTACCTCCAAAAAATGTATTTATTAAAGGGTTTTCAGAAGATCAGCCAACCCACCAAACAGGGTATCAAGCACCTTGGCCGCTTTGTCAGCCGTTTCCTTGGCCCTGTTCATGTTGTCAACTTCTTCTTTCGTAGGGGAAAAACCACCATCAGGAATGAACAGATCATCAGGAAGAACGGTGTTCAGCAGATGATCAAGGGCCGCATCCGCCATCACATCACAGAAATCTTCATGATGTTCAGCGTAATTCCGAATGGCGATCTTGGCGGCGGAACGATGAAGTTCGATCAGGGCTTCACCATCAGCACCGGGCGGGGGGGGGATCAGGTTGGCGCACACCTGAATCTTGCGGAACAGGCCACGCTTGTTCATTTCCTCTTTGAAATGGTTCAGGGCATCGTTTTTCATTTTGGGTTCCTCCTTATATTTGGTTGGAAATTATCTTTCCAATTTCCCTTACTGCATGGGTGATCTTCTCACGGTTGATCCGCTTTTCCTGAAGAACACCCATAATCACGGCGGCTTCCGTCTGAATATCCTGAAAGGCTCTGTGATTGCTTTCAAGGTCAGCTTCATAAGAAGCAAGGTCTGTATTTTCACCGGCCTTGGCCGATCTTACTTCTTCATCCGCTTTTTCTGCGTATTCCCGGAAATACTTTGCCGCTTCATAACCCATGTGTTTTTCAACCAGATATTCAAAATCACGGGCTGTGAAAATGGTTTCAGGCTTCCCGGCAATCATCAGCACTTCCGCCATCAGGCATCACGCTTCTTCCGGGTGCGCCGGGGCGGGTTCACATCCATCTTGGGCGCTTCTTCCTTGGGCCGATCCCACAGGGGGCAAACATCGGGGCCGCCTTCCTTATGGCACCGGTGACCGGCATCAATGTTGGGGCAAAGCGGGATTTCAGGGTTTTCCCGGTTCTGTGCGAAAATCCGTTCAGCGTCCGGGCATTTCGGAAGATCGGTGGTGTCCTCGTCACCCTCCCAAGGCGGGGTTTCGGTGGTGCCATCAGTGGCCGTGGTAGGGTCACCAGCCGCCGAACCTTCACCATCAGGATCATCTTTGGCGGGTTCCGGTGCCGGGGCTTCCTCTTTGGCCTTTTTTGCCCGTCTGCTGGGCCGCTGTTCGCCGCTGTCAGAGGTTTCAGGCTTGGGGGTAGTAGTTACATCACCGCCACGCTTGACGGCTCCTGCGGCCTTCTGGTTGGCTTCCTCATACACTTCACAGAAGGCTTCATAATCCAGCGGAATTTCCTTGTTGTGAACAGTCAGCCGCCCACCACCGAAGATCACTTCAGAGGTCTTGAAAGACAGCACCCGTTCATTATCGTCCGCAACGATACGGGCAACCAGATCAACCATACCGGCAACCTTATTTGCCACTTTATCCTGAAGGTTCGGCTTGATAGAGCTTACCTTATCGCCGCCCTTGCGGGTCAAATCCCGGCTTCTGTCCTCATGGCTGATCAGGATGATATTTTCATAATCAAGGCTCACCAGCCGCTTCAGGGTGTTCAGGAATTCGCTTCTGACCATATCCCAAGCCCGGAAAGAATCATCAGATTCATGTTTCCAGCCCTGACGGTCACAGATGTAAACCCGGCAGGATTCATAGACATCTTCCAGCAGATCAACCACAATGGTTTTGAAGTCATTCTGCTTCTTTTCCAGTTCGGCCACGGCTTCCATGAATACTTCATAGGCCAGCTTCCGTTTGGTCAACCGGCCTTCCACGGTCACCACATCCCGGATGGAAATGTACGGGGCATCCACAAACTTGATGTTGCCATCCGTGTTCAACATCAACGGATCGGGGAATTGGTTGGCAAAGAAGGTCTTGCCGCTGAAGGGTGCGCCATACAGCCAAACAACCTTCTTTTTGGTGGCGTTCAGATCACGCCGTTCATTTTTGGGAAGTAACATATAATCCCATCCTTTCATACAGTATTCTTCATACTCACACCACCCGCAAAAGTGGTTTGGGTTCTTGGGAAATTCTGCGGCTTCAACCATGTGCTTCACATTGGTCATGAAGCCAACAACCTTCATGGGGTCAAACTGGATCGGCATCAGTGTTGGTTCAGCTTCCTTCAAAGCGTCCTGCAACCGATCCCGGAATTGAAGAAGGGTTTCTGTGCTTTTCTGCCTGATCTTGGGTTTGGGAACCATCAGGAAATACATATTCCTGATCCTGTGGCCGGGGTGGGTCAATTCATACCAATACTTGTATTCATGAAGCTGACCGGAAACGGCATAGCTTTTGGTGTTGTTGGAATACTTGAAATCGTACAGGTCAAAAACCTGAACATCTTCACCCCAACTGTTATAAGGGGATTTCTTATCCATCCACCCCATGGGAACCAGATAATCCATGAACCCTATGAAATCAGCGTTCCCAATGGGAAGTTCAAACTTGCCGCCCGGTGGCAACAGGGCCTTGGCTTTTGGAATCAGGGCTTCCAACTTCATCATTTCATTTACATGATCATCCGTCAGGATCGGGAAACTGTTCTGGTAGAATTCAAGGGCCTGTTCAACCCCTTCTTCAATGCCGGTGTGAAGGGCCGTTCCAAGGATCAAGGCGTTGTCAGGATCGGTGTTCGGGATTGTGTCTATCCCTTCCACATATCGCAAGCGGTATTTGTATGGGCATCTATCAAAGACTTCAACCCGGCTGTGGGAAACTCGCATTCTTTCACCCCTTTCACAATGTTCTTGAAGGCTTCAAAACCTTCCGGGTACAGGATGAAACCGAAACACTGTGATTGGTTGATCTGTTTCAGGTTTCGCTTTTGAAGTTCTGAAGGGGTTCCGTTGGAAGCCTTCAGTTCCACTTCAAGGGAAATGCCTTTTATGGTGATCTTCATATCGGGCAAACCGGATTTTGTATATCTTCCGCCGCCCCACCGTTTTTCCCAATACCCACAGGGCGGGGCCTTCATCCGGTCAACCGGTTCCCCCAAAGGATAAATGCCTTCAGATTCCAACCAGTCCTTCAGGCGGTTTTCAAAGTTCTTTTCACCGGCCATGTTTTTTCACCCCCCCCCGCTGGATCAATCCATGATCCCAAGCGTGTTTTGTGTTCTCTGAAATGGTTGCCCATTCCAGTTGGGAAGCTCTGCAATCATGCTTTTTGCCGTGCTTGTGGTTCACCACGGGTTTGTTTTCGGGGTTTGGGATAAAGGCCAGCGCCACAAGAATATGTAACCGGCAATTTTCCCCATCCAATTTCACCCGCAAATAACCGGAACCATCGTCATAAGGCTTCAACAGCTTCCCGGTTTTCATTGAACGAATTTGGGCCAATCGGTTGATCTCATAATTGGGGTGGCCGGGGCATGGGTGCCATTTGATGATCATGGGCTTACCCCTCCAAAATTCGGATCAGGTTGTGAATACCACGGGTTTCCAATCCCTGAATCTTCCCGGTTCCAGCGTAGAATTGGAACAGTTTATCATCGGACTTCCGCCAACAGTGAAAGTGGCCGGTTTGCTCATTTTTCAGTTGGTATTCAATCCCATGGGCTTCAAATTGCTGAATAGCATAGGCGATCCGATCAGGGTTTTTGGAAACCCGTTCTTTGTGGTTCTGGTGGGCGTGTTCCTTCAGGGCATCCCAAAATTCATCCCTTGCCATTGGTTCCACCACCTTCTGCAAAATGTTCAAAGGTGGACACACTTGCCATCACTGAAAACAGGTCTGAAAAATATTGAACCGCTGAATCCCGATCAATATTATGGCGATCCGCCGCCGAAACCAATTCATGGATTGTCCCGGTAACAATACGAACCATTTCCTTTGCCCACGCATCGGCTTCTTTCGGGGTCAAACCTTCTGCCATTACTGCCCACCTTCCTTCAGCGTGATCTTCACATACCCGGCCTTGGCGCTGGATTTGGAACATTCTGCCGCAATATCAGGATATTTCTTCTTCAGCTTGGCGGAATCAATACTGGTGGCGGTGGTAGGCTCCACAAGGGTAAGGTTCAGAACATCGGATTCAAATTTCTTGATCCCGTACTTCACCATGGCTTCATACAGGGCCGCTTTCATCTGCTTTTCCTGTTCCTCAATGGCCTTTTTATGGGCGGTCAGGGAAGCAATAGCGTTCAGGGTGGCAAGCTGGGTGGCCCTGAATTCAGAAAGGCCGGTTTCCTCGTCAAAGGTGGCTTCCCCACAGGCATTGGGGTTTTCTTCACACGCTTTATCACAGTGGTCAAATTCCGGGCAGTTGTGACAACAACCGGAAAACCGCTGAAGCGGGCATTCATTGGTACACTTGATCATGTTTCGGGTTCTCCTTTCAGATAAACATTCAGATATTTCAGGCCAAATTCACAGGCGGCTTCATGGTTGTCAAAGTAAATATCAATCTGCTGTTCACCATACTTTTCAACCACCCATGCGGCGGTTCTGTCCTGAACGACATATTCACCCAAGCCTTCAATCTCCACAACTGTCCCAAAGGGCAACGGGGAAGCACAGGAAACACCGGCAACCAGTTCTTCACCGGAAGCCCCATAAACAATCCCATCAGGCCGGTTCTTGGCCCATTCCCCACAGCACTTTTCACAGGAACAGTAAGCGGTGATCCTGTATGTACCCAACAGAACAGGCTCCGGGGTTTCCTGAACCAGATTCACCGGCTCCGGGGTGCTGATTACAAAGGCGGTTTCCGTGGGTTCCGGTGCCGGGGTTGGCTTGTCCTCAAATGCGGCGGCAGAAATACGGCCAAGAACAAAGCCAATCAGAATGCCCATTAGAAGGGCCACGGTGAACATACGGCGGAACCACCTTTGGCGCTTAATTGCGTTCTGTCTTTTCCTCGTATTTTCGGAATAGTTCATCGTTATAGTCCTTTCTCATTTGAAGGGTGGTCAGAATATCTTCTTCCACCGTTCCGGGGCAGATCAGAAGGTAATAGAAGCACGGGCGTTCTTGGCCCATCCTGTGAATCCGCTTTTGGCTCTGCTCCCATAGTTCCCAACCTTGGGGAAGGCTGAAATAAATGATCTTGTTGGCCTTTTGGAAGTTGCCCCCCATGGCCCCGGCCTGATACTGAATGAAAGTAACTGAATTGCTCCGGTATTGATAGGCATTCAGATCTTTTACTTCACCGGATAGGATGGAAACCGGGCGATTCATGGCGGTCACTATCCCCTTCAGGCGTTCCATTTCTTCTGTGAAGTTATAGAACACGATCAGCCGATCTTCTGTACTGTTCACCAAATCCCGGAAGGCTTCATAGCGGTATGGGTTATATAGGCCGCAAAGCTGACGGGCATACAGGCGGCGGGTCAAGCTGGTATCACCAATCAATTCCCGCTTACAGTGTTCATTGGAACCGAAGAAATCAGAATCCAGTTCAAATTCCTGAAGGTTTGTGGTGTCGATGGTCACAACCCGTTCACGCCAAAATTTCCAATATTCCGGGGAAGGCCGGGTTTTCACTTGGATCATGTTCTTTGCAGGAAGATCAATCCCGGCATCATCGGTGGTCATAAACACCGCCCCATGTTCGGCCAGCTTCTTTTTCAGCCGGTCAACATTTTTATAGCCGGTGATCTGCTTCCGCCAAAAACCATCATCTTCAACCCATTCTGTTTCAATGTACTGCTTCCAGAACAGTTCCTTTGATATGTTCCACCCCAACAGTTGGCATTGGCTCCACAGCTTTTCATACTTGCCCCCGGTTGGTGTACCGGAAAGAAGAATTACATTGTCAGGATGAAGCCCAAGAATGAAATTGGAACGCTTGGCGTTTTCATTCTGGATCAGGGAAGATTCATCTAACATCAGTGTGAAGCCGGTCAAGGTTTTCAGAATCTTCCGCCTGAAGGTCAGTTCATAGTTGATCACGCCGATCATCAGGGTTGGAACCTCACATTGAACCTGTTCAAAAAACCATTTGAAAGTTTTGGGGTTTGTAAGGTCAAAAACACAATTCCGGGTGTAGTAGGTTTGAAAATGTTCAATCCAATCTTGAACCTTGGAACACTGACAAACCACCAGATTGATCCGGGTGTTCAGCTTCATCATTTTTTCTGAACCAACAAAAGTTTTCCCAAGGCCCATATCAAGGTAATAAGCACACCGGTTGTGGCCTTCCGTTTGATCAAGGGCTTTTTGCTGGTGCTGGAATAGGGTGATCATAAGGTTTCAGGCGTTTCAATCATGGAAAGGTAATTTTCCACATTCACGCCACGGGAAATCAATTCCGCCTTCATAGCCGTCCCCAAGGTGCTGTTTAAGGCGTAGGCGCTCACCTGTTCAGGGGTCATGGAAGTGATGTTGAACAAAGACTGTTTCACAACATCACCATGACAGTTTCCAAAGGGATCAAAGGGGCAACAATCGGGGGTGGATTCAATATCACGAACCACCATAGTAACCACCACGGCGGGGCGGTTCTTCAGCATCTTCAGGGTGTTCAGAAGATGATCCGTGTCCATTTCTGCGGGAAGGAACGCCGTTCCACCAGCTCCGATCCACACAGTTCCATCAAAACGGGTTTTCATGTTCATCATCCTTTCTTTCCGGTCAGGCGAACAATGTAAATGCAGTTGTCCACCCGGTATGCGTCATACCCTTTCGGGTTCTTCTCGTTGTACTTGCGCCGGTGGCTGGAAATGGTGGAAAGTTTGGTTTTTGCAGCCTTGGCGCTTTCATACTGGAAACACATATTCTTTGCGTTTCCGCTGGTCAGGAAATCTTCAATGGCCTTGACTTCCTCGCTTTTGCTCCCACCATGAAACTGGTTCTTGGGTGGGGCCTGAACATTGTATTTGATCTCCAAAAAATCACCTTCTTCATAAAATTTCAGTTCCGGGGGCCGGGATCGTGTCTATGTAACACAGGTCATCCGTTCCGGGGATCACATCATACAGGCTAACGGTTTGGGGTTCTTTGGCCCGTTTTTCCCGCTCATGCCCTATGGCTGACCGCATAGCTTGACAGGCCACGGTGACAAACTTCACCTTTTGCAGATCAGGAAGGGCAAACCAGCGTTTCACAGCCAGCAAATAGCGGAAAATCACAACATCAAACCATTCCGATCTGTTAAGGCCCTGCTTGTCTAAATACCACCAAACAATATTGATGTTGTCCGTGGCAAATTGGGCTTCTTTCGGGGTAAGGGGGCGTTCATAAAAGGATTTTGGCAACCGTAAGCCGCCGCCCACCTCGTTTCTTTCCGGTTTCACACATCCCCCCCCCAATCTGTCAGGCAGTCAGGCCGAAGAAGGAATCAAACTGTTCAGCGCCAACATACTCACGGAATTTGGCGGGGTTGATGTAATAGTTGTAAGAACCTCCCACGCCGGGAACAGCATTCCCGAAGGGAAGAAGGCCACGCTGAAGGCCGATCCTCACAAACTGCTTGCTTTTCCCAAGGCACCGGGCCGCATCTGCGGTGGTGATCTTCTTCACGGAAACCTTGTGTTCCTTGGCCGGGGGTGCTTCATACCCCATCAGGTAATCAAAGGAAACGCCGGTAGCATCGGCAAGCGCCTTCACACGCTCCGGGCCGGGGGTGTTCTTACCGGAAAGATACTGACTGATAGCGGCCTTGGAAGCGCCAGTTCTTTCAGAAAGGGTGGATTGGTTCAGGCCAGATTCACCCATTGCGTATTTCAAACGCTCTGCAAAAGTTTTCATTCTTGTTCAACCTCCTTATAAATTTGGGGGGAAGGATCAGCCTTCCCAATAACGATCAACCAGCTTGTGGGCCATTTCCAAGCCCATTGACTGAACCCAATCTTTCCGGGCTTCTCTTGCGGCTTCTTCTTTTTCTGCCTGCTCCGCCACATAATCCCGGTTCAGGGTGTCGGGGTGATAATACTGGATGATCTGGTTCTCACCATCGGAAAGGGTCAACCTGATCCGCCCGTTATGGTTGAACCAGTCATTTTCACAGCGGATTTCCAAACCAGCGGGGCCGGTGGAAGCCCGGAAGATCACCACATCAGGCGGGGTGGTGTCTTTGCTGATATTCAGCCGGGGAAAAATCCGGCTGATCAGTTCCCACGCTGTTCTTTTGGTCAGCTTCACATTCATTTAGATTTCCTCCTGAAATTCAACTTCACATTCAGCACAGATCACATGAACCTCTTTGGTTGCCCGGATGATAGTTCCGCAACAGGGGCAAACATACTTTCTGGAAGATGATCCGCCGCTTTTGCTGGAACCCTTCAGGCCAAGTGGCCGGGGTCTTACAAGGGTGAACCCTTGCTTTCCAAGGCTCTGAACAAATTCAAGGGCTTCCGGGGAAAGGCTGGTTTTATGCCATCCGTACTTTTCGCCTTTCTCCACAATCAGGCCATGGGCTTCAGCGGTTTCCTTGAATTTCTTGTTGTGGTAGGTTCCAGAACGGGAAGTGTCCTGAACGCCATCCTGAAGGTTCAGAAGATGAACCATTTCATGAAGCAAGGTGCTACAGGTTTCTTCATAGGGCCGATTCAGATATTCAGCGCAAAGGTTGACTTCATAGAACCCGCCTTCTTTGGCTCCATTCTGCCAAGCCTTCCAACTGGTACACCAGCCATAAGCCCCACGGGTATGATCCGGGGAAACGGTGATCACCGGTCTTTCCAGCTTGTTTTCAAAGAACCGGGCGTTGAATTTTGAAAACAAGGTTTCAAGTTCATCAATCACCGGCTTCAGGCTTGCTTCACTCATTTGGCGTTCTCCCTTCTTCAAGAGCACTTATAGTGCTCAAATTGGGTATAAAAAATTTCCTGAACAGATTTACCGAAATACTTGGCGATCCGAATTTTAACTTCATCACGGGGAACCCGCTCGTCACGCTCATACATGGCCCAAGAAGATTTCGTGATCCCAAGATCATTGGCAACCTTCTCTTGGGTTTTTTTCCCACGAAGTTCCCGAAGGATCATACCCGTAGTTTTGTTCAGCTTCATGTTTTTCACATCCTTTCAAAGTCCAGTGCACCTTTTGTGCTCGTCTGATTATCATTATACACGATATGTGCTCAATGTCAAGCTGTTCAGAGCACAAAATGTGCATAAAATATTGTGTTACTAATTGTGCACAGTGACGGATTGACTTTGTGCACATTTTGTGTATAATGAAACTGAAAGGGGTGTTACTAATGGCTAAATTTAATGAACGGCTGAAATTGTTACGCCGGGAAGCCGGTTTATCTCAACAGGATTTTGCAAAACAGCTTGGAACCTCCAAAAGCAGTATCAATATGTATGAGCGTGGAGAACGGGAACCCGGTTTAGAAACGCTGGAAGCCATAGCTGACTATTTCAATGTTGATATGGATTATCTTCTTGGGAAATCAGAACATAGAAGTAAATCCGCATGGTTAGAGGGTATTGATAAATCTGTTGATCTTGATAGTTTAAGATCGCAAATTAAATTTGAAAATCTGTTCCCCATTGAAAGAAAAAGATACCCCTTGCTTGGTGAAATCGCCTGTGGAAAGCCAATCACAGCCAATGAAGAAATTGATCTTTATGTGGAAGCCGGTGCTGATATTCAGGCTGATTTCTGCCTGAAGGCAAAGGGCGATTCCATGATCGGGGCCAGAATATATGATGGTGACATTATTTTCATTCGGAAACAGCCTATGGTTGATAATGGAGAAATTGCCGCTGTTGTTATTGATGATGAAGCAACCCTGAAGCGGGTGAATTACTATCCTGATAAAAACCTGTTGATCTTAAAAGCTGAAAATTCCAAGTATGAAGATTTGGTTTATAGTGGTGAACAGTTAGATCACATCATCATTCTTGGTAAAGCTGTTGCATTCCAAAGCGATATAAAGTAAAAGGGGGTTACAGGTCATGTTTGGTAAAAAAGAGAAATGCGCCATCTGCGGCGAAAAGCTATCAGGAACAGGAATTCAAATCAATGGTGGCGCTATCTGTCCAGTTTGCAATCGTCTTTCCACAGGCTCACCCCTATGCACAGCGGAACAGTTGAAAGAAGCGTGGAAAGAAAATCACCGCCGCTTTCAATCTTTCAATGCTGGTATAACTGTTTCGGATTTTGGAAGCGGTTTCTTATTCATTGACACAGAACAGAAAATGTTCTATCTGTCCAATACCAAAAAGCCAAAATTGGAACCCGTTGTTTTCAAGTTTTCTGAAATTGATGAATTCCGAATTGAACAGGTTGGACAGAAAACCATTACCAAAACCAAAGGTGGCGTTGGAAGGGCCGTTGTTGGTGGTGCCTTATTCGGTGTTACCGGGGCAGTTGTTGGGGCATCCACCGCCAAGCAGGAAACAAAGCAAGTTGGCGGAATTCCAATCCTTTATGTTGATCTGAATATCAAAGGTCTGAAAACAACGGTTTCAATAGCAAGGCCCCCTTTGAAGGCTTCTGACTATCTGGAAAACGCAATGGATCAGTAATCCTTCAACATTCAAGATTGATTCCTCATTGCTTATATTCTTTATCTTTATATATTTTTTCTATTTTGTTTTTAAGTAATTGAACAATCTTGAATGTTGAATGAAGTCTTTGAAAACCTTACTGTTCCAATACTATCAAAGCATTCAACATTCATTCAAAATCAAAAAAAAATGACCGCCCCCGGTCTTGCACACCGGAAGCGGTCAGGCGAAACAAACCCTTTTGAAGTTAATGTTTCAACCACCATTGAACATTATATCACATGGGGTTTAGCTTTGCCATACCCTTTTTTCCAAGAAAGACAGGTGATATAATGCGAAATCCCAACGGCTATGGAACGGTTGCGAAGCTATCAGGAAAACGCCGCCGCCCATACATAGTGAAGAAAACCGTTGGATGGAATGAAAAGCGCCAACCGATCTATGATATAATCGGCTATGCGGAAACCCGTGAAGCGGGAAACATCATGCTTGCGGAATACAACCGTGATCCGTGGGATGTTGACCGGGCGAAAATCACCCTCCAACAGCTTTTTGATCTATGGAAAGAAAAGAAGGCCCCCAAGCTGGGGGAATCCAACCGTTCTTCACTTTGTTCAGTGTTCAACCATTGTTCAAAGCTGGTGAACAAACCTTATAAGCAAATCCGGTCATACCAAATGCAAGAAACCATTGATAACTGTGGGAAGGGGTACAGCACCCAAGCGGCAATCAAAAACCTTTGGGGGCATCTTGACAGGTTCGCCCTTGAATTGGATATAATCACCCGCTGTTACTCTGATCTTCTGACTTCTGATCCAATCCCGCCCACAAGCCGCCTTCCCTTCAGCAAAGATGAAATCAAACGGCTTTGGGAACACCAGTCTGATCCTTGGGTTGATACTGTCCTGATCTTGATTTATTCCGGGTGTCGGATCAGTGAATTGTTGAACCTGAAACCTGAAGATATTGACCTTCAGGCCGGGACGATGAAAGGCGGCACCAAAACAAAGGCCGGTAAAGATCGTGTGGTTCCCATCCATTCCAAGATCAGGCCATTCATTGAAGCCCGTCTTGCTGAAGGTGGCCCACGGCTGATCTGCTATAACGGAAGGCCCTGTAATCAAACCCAATACCGGATATTTTGGGCGGACATTATGAAGGCTCTGAACATGAACCACCCCCCGCACGAATGCCGCCACACCTTTGAAACGCAGTTGGACAGCTCCGGGGCCAACCGGAAATGTATTGATCTGCTTATGGGCCATGTGTCCAAGGACACGGGAAACCGGGTCTATAATCACAAAACCCTTGATGAATTGAAAGCAACTGTGGCCCTGATACAATGTTGAACATTTTAACCGCTGAACACTGAACTATAAACGCATTAGTAACAAGAAAAGCGGGAACCCCTGAAAAATCAAGGGTTCCCGCTTCATCTGTTTTTATTATACCATGTTTTGCCGGAAGCAACAACCATAAAACGCAAAAATCTGCTGCTCCCCCGGCAAATTTTCCCTCCCCCGTTCCGGCATCTTTCTCCCGCCTGCAGCAGGTTTTTGTCGCAATTAATTCCATCCTGTCGTTCGATTTTCTGCAAAATTTCCGACAACATCTGTACTTTTGCAAACCTTTATGGTATACTAACTGCAATAAGCGCTCCGCG